GGCCGCCGGGGTGCCCTGGGTCGACTCCTTGCCGAGCCCCATGAAGGTCTGTCTGCTGAGGTACGGCATGGTCAGCTCTCCTGAGGTGCCGTCTCAGCGGCGGCGGGTTCTGCGGGCGGCGCCTCGACGGGCGACCGAGCGAAACGCCCGCGGTTCGTCGCCGCTGGCACGGGTTCCGGCAACGTCCACGCGACGTCCCACGGCGCGCTCTCGCGGCCAGGGGTCAACTCGTTGAGGACGTCGGGTCGCGGCTGGTCCTCGGGCAGCTCCACCTCGAAGATTTCGCCGGCCGCGGCGACCAGCTCGACGGTCGGCTGACCGTGCTCCGGGTCGCCGGGGTGGAAGAGGCGCACCGGCTTCTGGTGCGGGTTCTGGAAGCGACGCAGCATGGGTTCTCCTCTCAGCCCGGGAAGGTGTCCGTGGCCATGTAGGCGACGTGCACCTCGAGCGGGCCACCGTTTGCGACTTGCACGATCACGTCCCCGTAGTCGACCTGGATCTCGTTCGAATCCTCACCGACCGAGGCGAATGCCCCGCCGTGGGTCTTGTCCAGCCACGGGCCGCGGATGCGGGCGAGCACCTTCACCATCTCCGCGTCGAGCGCCGCCTGGTCGGTCTCAGCGTCCGCGGAATCCAGCGGCCAGAAGAGCACGGCCACCAGGTGGTGCTGCCATTCCTTCTCGCCCAGGGCGTTCCTGAGCTCGCGGCCCTTGTCCCGGACGATGTAGATGGCGCTCTCCCGGCCGATGGTCTTCGGGGCGCGGGCCTGGATCAGCGCCCAGTTGCCGCCGTTGGCCTGGAGCAGCGGGGGAGGGACGAAGCCAGAGGGCTGCGGCGGGTCGGTGCTGTACCAAGAGGCCTCCCGCTCCGGCGCATCGGCGTAGGTGGGCGAGTAGGTCATCAGACCGACTGGCGCACGTACGGGCCGGCCAGCAGCTCGAAGTCCCTCTCCAGCTGCGCCCGGTCGAGGTCGCCCGCCTTCGCCGCCATGGGGAGCATCTCGGTCAGGGCGAGCATCGCCGCCCGCAGGATCGTGGCCTGGATCAGATCGTCCGGCACGGGGGCGTAGCCGCCCGTGTAGGTGACCCGGACCGTCGTGCCGATGGGGGCGAAGGTGCCGAGCTGGAGGCGGATGTGACCGTTCTCCGGCTCGAACTGGACGTTGGCCAGGTCGGCGGGGGCGTAGTCGTAGTTCCCGCCGAAGGCCCGACGCAGCTCGATCGCGGTGACGCTGCCGGTCCAGAGTTCCTCCCACATGGGCGGGTACTCGTCCAGCCAGACGTGGCGGACCAGCTCGTTGGCGCCGAGGGACTGCGCCCGGCTCATGCCCAGCATCGCCGTCTGGTCCAGCGGGAAGCCGACGTCGGTCAGCTCGTCGGGGTCGATGTCCTGGGCGCGATGGTTCTCGATCTTGGCGAAGGGAGCGAGCCGCCGGCTGCAGTACGTCTCGACCGCCCGCGAGGCGCGGGTCAGGAGTGCCGTCTGCTCAGCCGAGACGATCTGCTTGAAGAGGTCGGACTCTGGCCCCTGCTCGAAGTTGGCGACGGAGGCGAGCGGTGTGTAGCTCATAGCTCAGATCGTGAAGCTCCGTCGAGGTCGCCCCCCGGAAGGGGACCCGGGCCATGGTCTAACCCGGGCCCCCAACATAGGGAGGGGTCCTTAGGCGATGCCGGTCGCCATGCGGATGAGCCGGGCCACCCACTTGGGCCCGCGGATGGCCAAGCAGGTGTCCGACACGACCGCGAAGGGCAGCTGGTCAGGCGCCGTCGTGGTCGGCGCCAGGTTGATGAGCTCGAAGTCCCGGGTGTAGGGACGGACGAGGAAGTTGTCGTCGAGCGGCACGAGGTAAATGTTCTCCTCGCCCGTCGCCAACGGCGGCTGGCTGGAGTTCCCGCCCACGTAACCGGCCGAGAGGGCCGCCACGGTGTTGGCCGCGCTGTTGGTCAGCAGCGCCGTGCCGTTGTCGATGATGGTGGTCACCGCGGTCGGGTTCTGCTGGCTGCCGGTGCTGTCGAAGGCGTCCACGACGCCCAGCAGGGTCTCGGTCCCGCCCGCTCCGCCACCGGCGGTCCGGTAGACCCTGTACTTGTTGGGCGAGGCGCCGTCAGGGCCGGTCGGGGTGCTGAACGCCAGGGTGATGGTGTTGGCGCCGGTGCCGGGAGAACCGGTGGCCTGGCTGACCTCGGTCGAGGCTGCGATCTCTCCGTAGCGGTCGATCACGGCCGAAACCTGGTACTTGTAGGTGGTCGCGTCCGGCAGCGAGCCGAGCGTGGTCTGCGTCGACTTGTTCACGGTCCCCATCTGCTGCAGGCGGGCGGACAGGAACGAGGTCTTGAGGATCGGGATGTCACGGTAGCTGGCCACGTTCAGGCCAGGAGCGACCTCGACCGTCATGTAGCGCTGCTGGTTGGTGAGCAGCTGAGCGATCTTGCTGTTCACGACTCCCGAGCAGATGAAGGCGAAGGGACTACCACCGATGGCCATCGCCGCGTTCTGCTCGACGAGGTCGATCAGGGTGTCGAGGTCGGACAGCGCGAAGGTCGCGCCGGCACGGTTGACGGCGTTCTGGGTCGCGCCCGAGAAGGCGCTGACCTGGGTGTCGAAGCCGTCGAACTGGGGGAACCATCCGCCCGCGGTGGCGGCGCTGTTGCCCCAGCACAGGGCGGTCTCGAGGTCGAAGGCGAGACCCATCAGGGTCCCCTCGATCTCCCGCTGCTTCAACGAGCCGACCAGGTCGGCGGTGACCACCTGGGAGAACCCGGTGACCGAGCCGATCGCCTGGAGCAGCTTGATGTTGAAGCTGTTCTGGAGGTAGGTGCTGTTGCCGACCGGCCGGGCGCCACCGTCAGTGACGAAGCCTCCGGGCGGGAGCACCGTCCGCTGGTTGAAGTAGTACGTGTTGGTGTGCCAGGGAACCGTCGGCAGCGCGCGCGCCATCGGCGCGTAGCGGCGGACGTATTCCAGGATGACCGGGTCGATCGCCTTCGGAATAAGGGCGCCGACCTGAGACGCGGCGAGTGCCTCTTCGAGCTCTGTGCCCACGGTGTGAGCCTCCTGAGTGTCTGATGGAAGGGGATGCCGTCTACCTGACGGCGGAGATCAGCCGGTGATGCGGGTCCCGGCGGGGACGACGCGCCAGCTGGCGGGGGTTGGCACCTTGGCCGCGATGGTCTCGGCGCCATTGCGACGCAGGCTCTCCGTCGACATCTTCGACAGCTCGCGGAGGCGCTCATCGCCTTCGAGCCGCGGAGTGGTCGACGCGGTGCCTGCGGATGCGCCCGGCACGACGCCCTGGCGCTGAGGTCCGCCACCGTTCCCCTTGATGGCTTCGATCAGCTCTCCCTTCATGCTCTCCACCGCCGTGGCCACCGTCTTGGTGACGAGGTCAGCGACGCTGGACTCGGTGAGGGCTGCCGGTACGGCCGGGGTCTCGGTGGTCTGCTTGGACTGCTTGAGGGCGGCAACGATGACCGCAGCGAGCCGCTGATCCTCGTCGACCGCAGTCGGGTTGGCTGCTTCGGTCACGGTGGTCTCCTTCGGTGGGGTTGGGGCGGATTCCATGCCCGCCTGCATGTCGTTGTCGTCGTCGATGTCCGGGTTGAGGTCCGGGTCAGTGACGGGGCGGATCGTTCCGCAGGTCGGGCAGGCCAGGAAGTCGGTGTCGCCGTCCTGGTCGGGGTCGATCGGAATCAGCGAGCTGTACGAGTTGGCGTCGCCGTAACTGGCGAAGGCGTCGCCCTCGAACAGGGACGCGGTCGGCGCGCTCTCGCTGGCGATCTGCACGCCCAGCTTCTTCGCCGCGCTCTTGATCTTCGCCTTGATTCGGCCGACCTGCTCGTCCGAGTACTTCGCCGCGTTCTTCGGCATGTTGATGTAGGACCAGGCGGCCTTCACGTGGGCCTTGCTGTCCAGCGGGTACCGCTTGACCTTGTCCTGCTGGTAGCCCGGGTCCGCATAGGTGACGGCGCCGTAGGGCTGGGTGGTCGGAGCCTCGGTCACTTGGGTCACAGCCGTCTCTCCCGCTGACTCGAAGATGAGGCGGCGCTCTGCATGGCGCTCGCCTGAGAGCCCGTGGATCTGGACGTCGTCCATCCGGGCGCCGCCCACTCCGGGCATGTCCACGATGTCGAAGCCGAGGATGTCGAGGCCGTCGGCGGTCTCGGCCTGCTGGCCGTCCACCTCGACCTGGCGCACCCGCCCCAGGAACTCGCCGACGATGGACACGGCGTTGACCGCCGGGTGGTCGCCGCTGACGAGCTTGGTCACGTCCTGCCCGGCCTCGGTGTCCAGGGTGTCCATCCGGTAGCGGATCTGGGTGGCGGGCGTCAGCGACACCTCACGGAGGACCGCGGCGATCTGGCGGACGTTGCCGTGCTGCCGGTCCTGGTGGCTGGTGAAGCTCACGGGAATGTCGGGGCCGGCCTTGAGGCGCTGTGAGAGCCGCTCATAGGCGCCCCGGATCATGTCCGCCGTGTACAGGCGGTTGTTCGAGCTGACACACGGCTCGATGGCGACGCCCGAGATGGTCGCGAGGGTTCCCACGGCCCGAACGATCCGAGGCTGCGCCCGTTGCCCTCAGTCGACGTGAGGGGCCACCGCGCAGCGGCAGCGAGGGTGGAGGGGGATGTCGGGCGCGTCCGCCAGCTGGTAGGGGTTGTCGTCAGGCAGCGGCTCGCAGTCGTCACAGGCGCCGGGCGACACCTCCGCGTCGACCAGTTCCACCCCCTCGCTCTGGTAGAGGCTGAGCGCCCCCTGGATCGCCGAGGTGGCGATGGCGTGGTCCAGCATCAGCCCGGCGTACCCCTGCGGGTTGAGGACCGTGTCGCTGACGATCTGGGCCATGGCGTCGCGGCTCGCTCCGGAGGCCATGGCGTCGCTCAGCTGCTGGCCGAGCTGAGTGGCGAGGCCGTGGGTCTGCTTCCCCATCCAGGTGTCGACGTCGTCCCAGGCCGGCGGGAGGTCACGCATCGCCTGGATGGCGCCCTGGAAGGTGATGTCGAAGTCCGGGATCGCCTGACCGTTAGCCAACGCCAGCCAGGCCGTCGCCTCGGCGTTCCCCTCGGCCGCGCCGTCTGCCAGCGCGTCCCGGGTGAGCTGGCGCCAAGCCTTGAACCCCTCGATGTCACCGAGCGCCTCGATGGCCTTCTGGAGCGCGCTGACGAGATCGTCCGGCTGCGCGGCCTCATGAGGCTGCACGGCGGCCAGGACCGGCTGGCGAAGGTGGGGGAGGAGCGAGATCAGCACGGCCTTGAGGTGGGCCCGGTTGGTCGCCTCCAGGTCGTCCCGCCGCTGGTGGAGCTTCGCCCACAGCGCCGCCTTCTTCCCCTGCCGGCGGACCGCTTCGAGGATCCACGGCTCACCCTCCAGGTCCTCGGCCATCAGGACGGAGGCCTCGCAGACCTCCTGGACCCAATCGGGCGCCGGGAAGCGCACGTCCACCTCGGCGAAGCCGTTGGCGAAGGCGGCGACGAAATAAGGCCTAGCCCAGTTGCCGCCGGCGCCGCTGCGCTTCGTTCCGGCAGAACGCGAGGAGGCATAAGGGGCGATCACTTCGCGGCCTTGTGGATGTTCGAGGACCGGGTGAAGCTGGCGTGGCGGACGTGGAGAGCCGTCGTCCGCTGGTGTGCCGCGTCGGTGGCGGGGTTCGAGCGGGTCTTCTTCTTCGGGACCGCCGCGGTGACCGCCGTCTTCTGCTTCTTCGGCGTGACAACGTGGCTGCCGGCGCCGCGGAGGGTCATCCGTACTCTCGCGGGATCAGAGCCGCAGCCTTCTCGGCGGTCATCCCCCCTTCGTCGGGATCCTCATCCTCGCGCTCAGTGACGATGTGACGCTCCGGCGGGGACTGGATGACCGGGTGGAGCGCCGCGTCGACCACGGGCCGCTTGCGGGGCTTCTTCGGGGCGGCCATCAGGCGGCGAGCGGCTGCCAGTGGTCGCCGGCGTCCGAGGTCGGATCGTAGCCGACGTTGGCTGCCGCGATGCTGAGGTAGACGTGCCCGTTGCTCCCGGCGACGATGGCCGACTTCGCGTAGGTGGTGCCGATCGCCCACACACCCTGCCAGCCAGACGCTGCGGCAGAGGCGGCTACCGCAGCGTCTGCGTAGGCGGTGGTGGCGATCTGGGTGCTGGCGGTCCCCGGCGAGGCGGTCGGCGCGGTGCCGGTGATGGGCTGCGAGAACGTCAGTTTGGTCCCGTCCCAGCTCACGGTGCCCGGCGGGGATTGATTGGGCTCGCCACTGACGGGCTGGCCGGTGGTGAGATCGAGAACAGCAGACATCACTCTGACTCCTTGGGTGGGGCGAGCTGGCGAAGGGCCTGCTTGCGTCGGTGGGCGTACGCCTTGGCCCAGGCCTCGGTCAGCTTGCCCATCTCGGCGTCAGCCGGGGTCTTCCCGGCCACCATGCGGTGGAAGGCGTCGTCACCGCCGTGGCGCTCGATCATGGCCGCCGCCGGCGAGCTCTCGCCGGGGTCGGCGTCGTCAGGCGGCTCGGGCAGACCGGACGGGACGGAGGGAGGCTTCGCCGCGGCGCCGGGAGCCGCGCCACCGGGCAGGCCCATGGTCATGGCCGCGTAGTTCTTCATGTTCTCCCAGTCGAGGACCGCCTGCCGGGTCACCAGGACGTGGATGTCTCCGCCCGGCGTCTCGGCCTGCTGGATGTCGCGCTCGTAGTCGTTCAGCGACCAGGCGCCGTTCCGGAGCCGGAGGTCCCGGATGGTCTCTACGATCGCGGAGTCCCGGTAGTCGATCTGGCCGAAGCGGATCTCCCAGTCGGTGATGCCGAAGCCCTGCTGGACGATCGAGTAGTTCAGCTTCTCCAGCAGCAGGTTGCCGATCGGCCCTACCACCTCGCCGCGCCAGGTCTTGTCCTGCGCCTCGCCCGTGCCGCCGCCCAGGTTGCCGCTCTCCACGATCTGGACCTTCTGGGGAGGGGTGTGCATCCCGCTGACGATCTGGTCCCGGAGGTCCTTCAACGTCGACAGGATCTCGGTGGGTGAGGTGCGGTTGAGCTCGGTGAAGGTCTTGGCGTTCTTGGTCACCACCGGGGTGGCCATGTTCCGGACGCCGCGGTTGCGGGTGAGGTAGCGCTGCCACCAGCGCTGGATCTCCTTGTCCTGGGCCGAGGAGTCGTAGTCAACGTGGATTCGGCTGACGAAGCCGTCCTTGCCCATCTGCTTGAGTGCGGCGAGGGCCCACAGCCAAGCGGTGGCGGAGATCTCGACCTTCTGGGTGGGCGGGCAGCCGTAGATGCCGCCGCGGGGCGCGTCCACCGAGACGTGGATGACCTGCTCCAGCGTGAAGGGCACCCGAGTGTTGTCCTCCAGCACCTGGAGGTAGCCGATCAAGTTCCCGTGCCGGTCGGTCTGGACGATCATCGAGGCTGCGTCCAGCGACCAGATGGCGGCCGGCTCGTTGAGCAGGAAGCCCACCTCGAGGTAGGCGTCACCGAACACGAGCAGGTCCACGATCGCCTTGCGGAGGAGCTGGATGGCGTCCTCCCGGCGGTTGACGAAGCGCAGCAGGTTCTCAAGGCGCACGAGCTGCGGGGTGCGGGGTGGATCCGGGTCGGCGATCGATGACTTCACCGGCACCACCTCGAGGCCGCCGGCGGTGATGGCCTCGGCAGCGGCGTCGACGCAGGCCGATACCCAGATGCACTGAATGTAGAGCTGGGCCAGGGCGACGAGCTGGCGCTTGCGGTCGCCGTTCTTGGCGATCAGCGTCTCGGTGTTGGTCTCGCCGGCACCGGCGCCGCCCCACTCGTAGCCGACCCGCTGGATGCCAGCCGCGCCCTCCTCGTCGCTGTCCATAGCCTCGTAGAGCTCGTGGCGCAGCGGCAAGCGGAGGACGTTCGCCTCCTCGAGGTCAGGGATCTCGGCGGCCTGCGGCGCCACGGCACCACGGCGCCAAGGGAGGGCGGTCACGTGCAGATGGTCGCCGCTCGGGCGATCAGCCTCAGATGTGGGTCACCAGCCCTCTGCCTTGCGGTCCTGAACGTAGACCTGCATCGGGAAGGTCACCCCGTGCTCCGGAGTGGCGACCCAGAAGGCTTGGTTGGCCTCCTCGAAGCCGAAGTTGTGCTGATAGGCGTATTCGTTGTAGCCCACCAGGGACGCCCCGGTGATGATCCCGTAGGAGGGGAGCCACACATACTCGTGGCGGTGGCCCAGCACCATGATGTCGTAGGGCTTGCCGGCTGACATCGCCCGGCGTGTCTTGCGATAGCTGCCGAGCATGAGCGGGGTCATCGAGCCGGAGATGCCGGAGCCGCCGCGGAACTGGTCGCCGTGGGTCAGCAGGTAGCGAGTGCCATAGCTCTGAACAAGGCAGTCGGGCCCGTCAGGGATCTGGAAGGTGATCGCCTTGGAGCCAGCGAAGTGCTTGGCTAGGTGGGTGTACATCAGCCACTCGAAGGTGTCCCACGCCCGGTTCTTCGCGATGGGCTTGATGCTCTGGCGGGCGTGGTTACCGTAGGTGCAGGCGACATGGAGCTTGCTGAACTCTGTGGCCAGCCGGTCCAGCCCAGCCGCCAGCTCGTCCTCCCAGTAGGCCACGGACTTGAGGATCGGAACCTCGTTGGTCTCCCGGAGTTCCTGGTGGATGATCCCCGAGAAGATGTCGCCGCCTACCATGAGCAGGAAGCCATCGTAGGTGAGCCCGGTCAGGAACTCACGGGCCAACATGATGGTCGTCTCGATGCAGCGGTGGAACCGCTGTTTGGCGATCTTGCGGTTGTAGGCGTTGAGCCAGTCGATCTGCTCCGGCAGCACCACCTCATCGAAGTGAGTGTCGGTCAGGAGGAGCGTCGGGGTGGCGTGGAACGTGGAGCGTTGGGCCTTGGTCGCCATCCACCGCGGCACGGTGATGTCGCGGGCCCCGATGCGCCCCGTGACGGCAAGCCGCCGCTGGAGCTCGTCGCGCTCTGCCGCGGCTCCATCAAGGTCGTGGGTCTTGGCCTGCGACAGCCGCAACCGACGCTCCAGACTCCGGACGGTGGCCTTCAGCTCCTCCGTCTCGGCGAAGTGCTCCGGAGTGACCTTCGGATCTGCGGTCATGCGGGGTGCTCCCGGAAGTGCTCACGGAGGGTGTGGGCGGCCGTCGGCGCTTCCGGGTACGCCTCTTTCAGCCAGCGTGCGATCTGTGCTGATGGCCAGCCGGAGGCGTGGAGCTTCTCGATCTCAGCGAGTGCGGGGTGCTTACAGGTCGAGCACTTGACCGTCTTCGCCTGGTGCGCCAGCCATTCCTCCGGGCTGACGCGCGCAGTCACCGGAGCAGCAGCAACAGCGAGGCCGCCAGGGCGAGTGCCCCCGTACAGCCCAGCCAGCTCGGCGTGACGGCCGCGGGCGGCGTCACCGGGACCGGTGTGGGAGGCTGGGCGGGATTCACGGCGGTCCCACCCAACGCCTTGAGATCGGCGATGATCTGACCGAACGGGAAGCCCCTAGCCTCGGCCTCCTGCTCGGTGATGACCGCGAAGGCCTGCTGCGGGCAGGCTGCCTGCCACGCGCCAGTGGCGATCACCTGCTGGCCCCAACTGATGTACCCGGCGGTGCCGGTCGGGCTTCCGCGGTAGACGAACAGAACGGCGTGGCCCTCGCTCGGGTCCGGCTCGTCGCCGGGGCCGACGTTCCAGGGGAAGCCGGTGGCGAACTGCTGGTCCGCCTGCGGGTTGAGGTTGACGCCCACGACCACGACGTTGAAGTGCGCCAGAGCGGCGTCCATCTCGGCGAGCGAGAGCTTGACGAAGCCCTCGATGTACCCCTTCTGGAAGAGCCAGAGCAGCCAGTCGCCAAGGTCCACGCCGGTGTCCTGGCCCCCGGTGTACTCAAGATAGAGGTCCACGATCTCGTCGCTGGTCATGGTGTTGTGGCCCAGCGGGAGGCCACAGAGCGCGGCAGCGAGCATGTCAGCGTGCAGCGGGACCGCACATGGCCCGCAGTCGCCGACCGGCTGGCGGTCGTTGACGGTGAGGGTCGGGTCGGGCCCGTTGCCGCCCATGCCCCAGCCGTTCGCCGGGATGGCCGCGCTCTCGGTGCGGTCGATCGGGTACGCCGGCATCGGCAGCGTGTAGCCGTACTCGGCGAGGCTCTTGAACCGAGCGTGCTTGGCGGGGTCGAGCGGCAGCAGGCCGCGGCGCAGTCCTGTGGTCACGGATGTGCCCTCCGATGGCGGTGGTCCATATAGGCGTTGAGCGCGGTCAGCCGGGTCCTCCAGCGCCACCACGCTCGCTTGAATGCTTCGACGGCTTCGAGGTAGGCCTCGCTGAGCTTGTGCTCGCTGATCCACAGCCCCATCAGGCGATCACTCGCTGTTCCCAGTTCCACCTCGGCCTCGCGGAACCACGCCAGCCACGCCGCACGCTCTCGGTCGGGATCACTGAGCATCGCAACCCGGGGAGGCAACCCGTCCAGGCTCCGGGTCACCCCTGACGTCGCCCGGACAACGCATCACCATGGACGCTCCTGGTCGACTGCCGAAGGGATGCCCCAGCCATCGTCGTCGATACTGTCACCGAGGTCGTGTAGCCTCTGGCCTGCCGGCACCGCGAACGGCCCCACCGTCGCCGCCAGCTCGCTCTGCTGAGCGGCGGCGTAGGTCTCATCCGAGATCACGTCGTACTGAGGCTCTCCACCGAGCGCCATCAGCAGGTACCGCAGCGCATCGGGAGCGTGGTCTTCGGCGTGGGTGTCGGCGTCCTCGGTCCTGTGGGCGTCGTAGGGGAGCGCCGGGAGCGTCCGGATGAGGTTCTCGCAGCCAGCGAAGACGTGCAACAGCGGGCAGCGATCCCAGCCCAGCGCGCGGTGCATGGCGCAGGCCGGGCCATCGGCGAGGTAGCTGTGGATCCGCGCCCAGCCAGCCAGACGGTCGTTGACCGCCGCGTGAACTGCACAGCCGACCTCCGCGTAGCGCTGCATGATCGAGGGAGCTTCGGACGCGCGCGCCGCCATCGCCGGGTCGCAGACGCGGTACGGGAACGGCTCCGGCACCTGGCGGCGGACGCCATCGTCACCGACCGCCTGCGATTGCCCATCCGCCTCTGCCGCGAGGATCCGGCGGGCCTGGTCGCTCTCGTCGACGCCGATCTCGTAGAGCTCGCGGTATACCCAGACGCGGCGGTCCTCGTCGACGGCCGCCCACAGGACGCACCACGGCGCCGCGCGGCCGTAGTCGATGCCGGCGTACCTTGTCCAGCTCTCCGGCAGCAGGAAGGGGTCCACGACGTCCCGGTCATGCCGCCACTGGGAGAAGACCTGGCCGGCGAAGATGTCCCAGGAGCCGTCCAGCATCGCCGCCCGCCGCTGGGGGTCGGGGATGGCCATCAGCCGGGCCTTGTACCCCTCGTCCACGAAGGGGTTGTCGCCGACCTTGGCGCCGATGAAGCGCACGGTGTGGCCCTGCTCGTCGGTGTGGACATGGTCGCCGTGCGCAGTCGGGGTGATGTAGCGCTCCCTGACCGCCCCGTGGGACGCACCGCCCGGGTTCGACGTGCTACGGGTGCCGATCACCGGCGGCCCGCCCGCCCACGTCCTCACCCGCTCCCGGACGACGTCGACGATGCCGGGGGCGAAGAGCGTTACCTCGTCGAGGAGCAGGAGCTGGTACTCGCCGCCCTGACGTCGGGTGGCGTCCAGGAGGTTCTCCAGGTAGCGGAAGCGGATGACCGCCCGGTTGGGGAACCAGAGCTCGTGGAGCGTCTTGTCCCAGCGGCAGCCGAGGGCCTCGCCGTAGCCGAACTTGGCCAGCTCAGCCAGCGGGCCCTCCTCGAGCTCGTCGTACGTCCTGCGGAAGAGGCCAGCGCGGAGTAGCGGGTGCTGGTCGCACTCGCGCAGCCCCAGGGCCACCAGCCACTTCGTCTTCCCGCCGCCAGCGGCCCCGCCGTAGAGAATGTCGTCCTCGGTGGCGACCGCAGCCAGCTCCTGCGGGCACTCCCCGCAGGCCGGGATCTCTTCGCCGCGCCGTCGGGCCTCGATCCGAGGGACGCAGGCCGGCTCGTAGCCGATCAGCCCCCAGGTGTCCCGCTTGGGCGGGTCGAGGACGTCGGCGGCCAGCGAGTAGACGTCAGGGTGTGCCAACCGGCGGCTCTTGGATCAGCGCCCACCAGGACGCCAGCCCGGCGACCGCCCAGCCGCCGACCCAGACGAGCAGGCAGGCCAGCAGCGACGTCCAGTGCCACACCAGCCACGCTCCAGCCACCCCCAGCGCGACGTACAGCAGGACGACCGCGAGGACGATCAGCGCGTCGACGACGTTCTTCACGCGGCGCTTGCTCGGGCGATCCGGTAGACGCGCGGGCGCACCCGGTGAAGTTGGCCGCTCTTGACGAGAATGTCCATGAAGGCTACACAGCTTGCGAACAACTCGCCCGTCTCGTCCGCGACGCTCTGGGCGCTGAACTCGTCGAGATCGCGCCGCCCGATCGCCGCGAGGATGCGTGAGCGCTGAGTGCCCTCCGTCGGGCGTACCACGGGCCTGGGTTGACGGGCCTGGGTTGACGGGCCTGGGTTGACGGGCCTGGGTTGACGCCGAGCAGCGACTCCAGCGGGCGGAGCGCTGCGTCGATCTCAGCGATGCGACCCTCGATCCGCTCCTTCTCGCGGTCGAGCGTGGTCATCTGCCGCCGGAGCGCGGTCTCCTTGGCGCCGACCTTCTCGACGGCCGCCTGCAGCTGCTCGCGTTCCTTGGCGACCGCTCGGATCTTGACTGCGATATCACTGGCCATGGGTCAACTCCCTCCGCCGGCGACCAGCCGGAGACGCCGCGCATAGAGCTCGCGGCCTCGCTGTTGCTGCTCTGCAGGCAGCCCGAGATCACCCAGGACCGCCGTCAGGATGCCCCCGAAGGTCGCTGCGAACTCCTTGAGCATCTCCAATTGCTTCGTCTCCACCCCAGCGTCCACGGCCACCTTGCTGAACTTCACCAGCCGATCGGCCGCGTCCTTCCACTGGCGGTAGCGGATGTTCTCCTCCCGCCGCGACCCGCCCACCCCGTAGTCGACGCTCTCGATGACGTCGTCCTCCTGGTACAGCAGCATCGCCAGCGCCCGTTCCCAGGCCGCCGTCTGCAGCACCATCCGGATCAGCTCCAGCATCGGGTCGGCGTTCGGGTGCTCCTGGATGTAGGCCTCGACCAGGGCTGCGGCCTTCCGCTGGCCGTCCTCGCGTCTGGACTTGCGCTCGGCGGCGACCTGGATCGCTGGCGTCGCTCCGCCATGGGCGTAGCAGACCTGCCCCTCTGTGACAGGCACCAGGCCCCGGGTCTGCTTGCAGGGCTGCAGCCTTCCGTCAACCCTGCGACTGCGGTGGCCGGTGCATCCGGGGTGGGGGAGGCCGCACTTCCGGCAGGCGTCAGGCACCTCTCGGCCTCACGAATCTCGGGACCGGTAGGCCGGCGCGGATGCGGCAGCGCACGCAGAGGCCGCCGCTCAGAACCCCGGGCTGGGCGCGGTAGCGGAGCGAGCCGTCGGCGTGGGTGGCGAGCTGCTCAGGCATGGTGTCTCTGCGCCTCCCTGAGCGCTCCCCGGCTCTTGGAGGTCAGGTGGACAGCCCCACACCTCCGACAGGCGTACGGCGCCAACCCACTGCCGTGATGCGTGCCCTGGCCCTTGACAGCACGTCTTGCCTCGTCGTGGGTGGCGTAGGGGATCTTGCCGGACGGGCAGAGGACCACCGAGAGGGCCGGGCGGACGCTGACGGCGACGCTGACGGCAAGCATCACATGAACCGCTGGCAGAGGTGGGCGAGGTACTGCTGGCAGAGCGGGACCAGGAACGGCGGGGGGACGCCGGCCTTTATCAGCTCCTTCAGGAACGCGGCCGAGAGCTGGGCGACCCGGACCCCGGTGTCCCGGATCAGCGCCTCTCCCTGGTCCGCCTTGGCGACCACCGAGGGCGGGAGTTCCGGTGGGGGAGGCAACGGCGGATCGGGGACGCTAGTGCCATCAGCCACGGCGTAGCAGCGGGATCGGCATCCCTGGGCCTCCGCCCGCCAGCGCCTGACGCTGTGCCTGCTCGAGCACCTGGCGGCCGATCGCCTCCTGCTGCTCAGCCTGGCTGGTCATCTCCTGCTCGGAGACCTCGACCACGTTCTGCAAGCTCTCCAGCGGGAGGTGCGTCTCGTGGCCGGAGGCGTTCGTCAGCCAGAGGCCGCGCTCGAGCTCCACGGCCGCCTCGATCTTGCCCAGGACGTCCCGGGCCCGCTGCTTGGTCAGCACCTGGATGGGCGCGCAGTTGGGCTTGCAGATCCCGATCACGGTCACTCGCTCGCTCACGCCATGGCCTCCTTGCGACGCACCGTCTCCAGAGGCCGGTGCATCAACTCGTTCTTCAGCCGGAAGGCGATGTCATTCGCCAGCGGCCCCTGGGCGATCAAGCTGTCCGGCACCGGGGTGGTGACGTACATCCGCCCCGACCTCCACTCCAGACGCATCGAGGCCTGCGGGTAGGGCACCGTCCCCTGGCGCTTGCGCTCCCCTTCGGAGGGCGCCGGGTAGCCGATCACCACGTCGACCCAGAGCTGGTTGCGGTGGTCGGCGTAGTTCTCGGCGGCCGTGTCCTCGCCGCCCTCTTCGTCCTCGGAACTGTCCACGCTGGACAGTTCGGCGCCATGATCCCGGCGGGTGGCAGCCTGGGGGCTCGGCCCGACATGCTCCTCGCCGCGGAGCTTCCCCACCGTGGTGGGGGAGACACTGGACGCCCGAGCGATGGACCGGTCCGACTCGGCGGGATGGCGGTGGAGGTACTCGCGGACCAGGCGCGTCCGATCCTCGACGAGCAGATGCCGGCGGGGGACGTTCATCAGGTAGACGAAGTCCCAGCGGGCCTCCTCGGGGACCTCGACCACCCGGGTCGGACACTGGATCCCCAGCTCGGCGCAGGCCTTCGCCCGATGGTGGCCGTCGAGGATGCGGCCGTCCTCGAGGAGCAGAACCTCGTTACCGGCCAGGAACCCATGCCGGGCGATCGACTCCTTGAGCCGCTGGTAGTCGCCCTCGGCCATCGGGGGCAGATACTGGAAGGCGGGATCGGTGCGCATCATTCCCTCACGCGATTGGCATCAGGCGGTGCTCGATTCGGACCATGCAGCTGGGGCAGGGCGCGTCTGACCCCACCTTGTCGAAGTACTCGTCGCTGGCGGCGATGGCGTTCTCCCAGGCTTTCGTCTCCGCCTTGGTAGGCGGCCGGCCGAAGAGGGCCTCCCACAGCACCCCCATCCGGGAGACCTGCGGCTTGCCTCGGGCGGCGACTACCATCGAAGCGAATATTCGTTCGTGGCCTGCCGACCCGCAAGCGGAGGGGTTTCCCCACCCACCCGGGGCGTGCTACAGTCCCCGGCATGAACGGCCGTTCGGTCCTCATCGGGGCGATCGCAGCGGCTCTCTGCGCCTCAGCCTGCGGCTCGCCGGCGCTCAAGGTGGTCACGAGCGCGACGACGTCGAGCTACAGCATCACGGGCAGTCTCGCCCTCATCGACTTTGCCACGGCCGAGTCCAACTGCTTCGGTCAGGGCGGCTACAGCGACATCGGCCCTGGGACCCAGGTGACCGTCACGGACCAGTCCGGCACCATCGTCGGCACCGGCCAGCTCGGCACGGCCTCCGTCTCAGGCGCCGGCACCACCTGCACTTTCCCCTTCGTCGCCTCGGGGCTGCCGCGAGAGAGCTTCTACGGCGTCTCTGTCAGCCACCGGGGTGTGCAGAATTACTCGTTCTCGCAACTCCAGGGGGACGGCTGGCAAGTTTCCCTGATGCTCGGAGGCTGAATGGCCTCGGCGTGGCCGGGGCTTGACAAGCGGCTGAGGGGGGCTGTAGAGTCTCAGGCTAGAGTGGAAGCTGAAGAAGTTCCTCCTGATAACCGCCACTTCCAGGACCAAGCGGGGCCGGTCTTCTGGTCCATCCCGATGCCAGCGTGGCAGACCGAGGACCGCGGCTACGGCTCCCCTTGCTGGATCTGGACGGGTAAGGCAACCCAGGGTGGATACGGGCTCGTCTGGGGCCGCATCGCAGGCAAGGCGACCGCCACCACCGCTCACCGGTGGATGTGGCAGGTCTGGCACGGGCCCCTCCCGCCAGGGCATGAGTTCGAGGTAGACCACCTCTGCCGGGTCCAGCTATGCGTCGCGAGCGCCAACAAGACCCACTGCCCGCACGGGCACCCCTACGACACCAGCAACACGACCGTCCGACCTGACGGCGCCCGCATCTGTCGCACGTGCGCCCGTGAGTCCCAGAGCACCTACGAAAAGCGGCTACGTCAGCGGCTACGCCAGCAGCGCACGGCGGCGACGCAATGACCCGGCGGCGCCAGGCTCTCACTCGCATCGCCGCTGACCAGGTCCGCGACTTCGTCGCCTTGCACCGTCTCCCGCCGAGCTATCTGCAGCTGGCCGCCATCTTGCACTGCAGCGAGAGAACAGCCCGCCGAAGGGTGGAGGACGCAGAAACGCTCGGCCTCCTGGTCCGGAGCCGCGGTCCGTGGCCCGTCGAACTGGGCGCGGCGTGATCGCCACCGACCTGGAGGAGAGCCCCCGGTTCAACCCGGGAATCGCTGAGCGGATCCGCAGGCTAACGCCACGGCAGCGGGATGCCTTCTGGGCCATCGTTGAGCTGACGCCGGAGTTAGGCCGCGGCCCCACGACAGCGGAGCTCGGCCGGGCGCTGGGTATCTCGTCCTACGGCCGCCTCTCCACGCTGGTGCTGCGGCTGCGCCTGGCCGGCGTGCTCCTCCAGGACGTCGACGATGTGAACAAGAGCCGCCTGCGCCTGCCATTCCCGCCAGGGTGCTGCGCCGCCTGCGGCCACCAGCTGCCGTAGGCCCCACGTGAGCTGGGCGCGATTCGACGACAACACGGACGATGAGCTGGCGTTCCTCGGCCCCGAAGCCTTCCGGCTCTTCGTATGCGGCATCACCTACAGCCGGCGCAACGCTCGGGCTGGACGCCTCCACCAGCAGCGGGACGTGATCCCACTCGCCGGCAAGCTCCGCCTCCGCGATCTCGACAGCGCCCTCGCCGAGCTCCTGACCTCCACCGGTGCCGACGAGGCACTCTGGCTGCAGGACGGGGACGTCTTCGTCATCCGGAACTACGAGAAGTTCAACCCGCTCACTAGCCGCGAGCGCACGCGCCTCTACAGAGAACGGCGTCACGGTGACACACCTGTGACGTCACAGCCCGTCACGGGTGACGCTCCCTCGCGTGCGCGCCAGCGCGCCGGGAGTCCCGTTCCCGAACCCGTACCCAGTATCGATGCTTCGCATCTCACCCCGCCTCCGCCGGAGACGGGGGCCGTAGCCCAGGTCTTCGAGGCTTGGAAAACGGCCGCGGGGAAGAACGGGAACACGGTGCTCACCACTGAGCGCCGCCAGAAGATCCGCCTCGCGCTGAAGAGCTACCCGCTGGCTGACGTCCTCGACGCCGTCGTGGGCTGGCGCCATGTGCCGCACAACCGCGGCGAGAACTCGGAGGGGCAGGTGTGGAACGAACTGACGCTGCTGTTGCGGAACGCCGAGCACATCGAGCGATTCCGAGACGCCGAGAGGGAGGCGGGGGTGAGGCCCAAGGCGCGAGAGACGGTGGCATGGCTGCCGCCGGTCGCAGAGAGGCCGGTGACGCCGGAGGAGCTGGCTGGCGGGGTCGCCTCCGTCCGCAGCGTGCTCGCAGCGCGCCGCCTGGTCACGCCGTCATGAAACAGGCACCCGTGCTCGATCCCTGGGAACTCGCCCAGTTGGTCATTCTGGCGTCCTTCGCCTTGATGCTCTTCGGCTTCGCCGTGGCTTGGGGAATCTCGTGGGCGATCGGGAGATGAGTGCACCCCGCCCGTGGGCGTTCACCCGCAGACGTGACGGCCGCTTCGGCAGCGACGTGCCCCACCTCGACGGCCGCTGTGGGGAGCCGGACTGCCAGCGGTGGGGAGGGGACGAGCTCGACGGGGATGGAATGCGCGGCATCCTGTGGGGACTCGCGTTCGCAGCCGTCATCTGGGCGGTTCTGGTCGTGGTGGTGATCCGATGACCGAGGACGACCTGCTCCGCGCGGTCCTCGATCTGCTCCGCGTCTACCAGTTCCGCACCTCCCACGCCCGGCCGGCCTGGACAGCCCACGGGATGCGCACGACAGTCCAAGGCGACGGCAAGGGCTTCCCGGACATCCTCGCGGTGGGCCGCGGCCGCATCCTCGCCATCGAGTTGAAGTCGGACGTCGGACAGCCGACGCTGGACCAGCGGGCATGGCTCGCCGCCTTCCGCGAGAACGGCGCCGAGGTCTACCTGTGGCGTCCGAGTGACCTTCCGGGGATCCCTGGGATTCTCTCCGGCCGCTTCGCGCCTCGAGCTCCCGCCGAGCTGCCGCACACACCACGCCCCATGGAAACGGTGCGCAAGCCATGACCTACCACTCCCACTGCGCTCACTGTCGCGTCAGGTTCTACGACCGCCCGGAGGACGGCTGCCCGAACTGCGGGGGCCCGATCGCCGACGGTGACCTCCCGCGGCCGGGGGAGCGTCTACCGGGGGGCCACGCTAAAGGCGCGACCGTCTTCCACCTGTACCCGGAGTGCGTCCCCGTCCGCTTCCGGGACCGCCTGGTCGCGGTCGAGGGAGACGCCGGGGACCAGCTGCTGCGGCTGTGCGGTAACTGCCGGGCCCGACGGGACGCCGCCCTACCCTGCCAGTCCCGCCTCGAGGTCCTCCCGGCTGATGCCGAGACGGCGGGCGAGCCTGCCTCTGATGCCGCGGCGGGGGAGGGCGATTCCGGCCTCCCAGCGGTACACGGTGGCGGGGTCCACCGTCAGCAGGGTCGCGAGATCAGCCTGAGTGAGCCGGGCCGCCTCTCTCCACTCACGGAGCCGGGGACCTTGCGTTTTGTATTGACGCCTGCTAGGCACCCTGCTAGTATATCCGAAGAGAG